TAACTAATCTTAGTGATAGTGATTGGGAGAGCCAGTCCTTCGAGCAGAACCAAAAACTACCTATTAGTGCTTATTAACGTATTTGTCAGGTAGATGACATTTTAGTGTCAGGAACACAACTACTTTAGCTAACGAATTAAAACAACAGACAATAACAACTAAAAACAAAACAATGCAAACGACAGAACTTATTTCAGAACGCAAGACAGAATTGAAGCACAAGGGTAAGACCGTTTACGAGGTGGTACGAAAGTACTGCAAAAACGGATGGCTTCATAAGGTAGCTACCATTACAGACCTATATACTGTATATGAGAAGGAAGGAGTAAGGTGCTACCGTAAAGTTTACTTTTAATAGTCAGGAACATTAACAACAAAACATTAACAACTAAAATAAATGGAAAACATTACGATTAACAAATTAGAATTGGCAAGTGAACTTGCTCATAAAGAACTTGAAGAAAATTGGTCTGATTCCGTAGATATATGGGAAGATGATACAGCTTGTACAACGGTGTATACGGATGAGGCTCAGGACATCTTCAATGATTATTACGACAAGTATTTAACCTTAATCGAAAAATGTAAATCATAAACAACAAAAACAAATAGAAAACATGGAAATAGATTTAGTGTCAGGTAACATATACGGATTGGTAGACAATGGAGTGTTAATCTTCTGCGCCTTTATAGGATTTGAGATTGACGTAGTAATTGCCAAGTGGTTCAATAGAGCGACCAACCCCTTCCTCTCGGCAGTAATAGGTGCGGCAATAGGTAACTGCATAAGCGACTTCTTAGGGGCAATAGTTGACCCAGTCACTAGGTCGATGGCAGTAGGAATAACATTAGGGTGTGTATATGCGCTAGTATTAATTCCAGTATTCAACTTAGTATTTAAAAACAAAAACAAGAAATAATGAAAAATTCAAACAAGTTAATCGCAGAATTTATGGGGTACAAAGAGTGTCCACAAAAACTTTTTAGAATGGGAGATGAATTTCAATCTGTAACAATCTATTCTGAATATCAAGATGAAGATGAATACCTAACGATTGAAGCAGGTAAAAGACAACTAAAGTATACTCCCGAAGAAATGGAATACCACACCTCATGGGATTGGTTGATGACTGTAGTAGAAGAAATTGACCACTTGCAATTTGAAGATGTGGTGGAAATAGAAACAGGTCTGAAGATGAGGTCATTATCAGCCACATACAATGCAGTAGTAGAATTTATTAAGCAACAAAACAAAAACAAATAGAAAGCATGACAAAAGAAGAAAGAGTATTTGAAACCCTACAGTCAACAGGAACTAATTGGACTGTAAGTAAAGAACCACTAACCGCTACTAAGGTGACGGACGATGGAATCATTGAACTGCCTACCGAAACATTCGGACTATTCAGGTCAGACAATAACGGTTGGCTTGGCTCTGTTGGTAATCGATACGAGCCAATGCAGAACTTTGAGTTAGCCGATACGATAGTAGGCATACAGGATATGTTTGGTGGTAACATTAAAGGTGGTGATCTGCGAGGAGGTAAGAAGATATTCTACCAGCTCTCGTTAAAGGACGAACACGTTGGTCCTGACACGCTGAAGAGACACATTACTTGTCTTAACTCACATGATGGCACATCCTCTATAGGGTTTGGTAGTACCAACACAGTCATCAGTTGTAGTAATACTTTCCACAAGGCGATGAAGGACCTTAGTAAGTTCAGGCATACATTGACTGCAAGTGACCGCTTGGCGATAGCTGTGGCTGAGTTTAAGAAGGCAATGGACGAGGACTCGAATCTAATGGACACATTCAAGCGGTTTAATGATGTAGATATTGATAGGACAATACTTGAGCGTGTCATGCACAATGTCTTCAAGGTTGACATGAACACTAAGGAGTCTGACGTTAGTACACGTAAGAAGAATCAGATATCAGACTTTGAGAAGGCGTTAGAACGTGAGACATCTGAGAAGGGCGGCACACTATGGGGTCTGTTCAATGCGGTTACCTACTACACCAACCACATGGAGAAGTCAGATGACCACCACCTAATGTTTGGTGGAGGGTATAAGAAGAACCTTACTGCCTTTAACATCATAGAGAAGTACGAGAACGATAAGAGGGTATTAGTACACGCTTAATTACTAGGGGAGAAGCATCCTACACTTCATTTTTATATGTCAGGAACATTAACAACTAAAAACAAATAGAAAGCATGGAACAACTAAAATTGCCAATTGAAACATCGAAAGATAAAGCGGTAACTGAGTTTATCAGTAGACCGTTCAAAGGTAGCATCATAAAGGTCTACTTAATCTCAGAGGCGGAATCAATTAGAAGAAGGAAGTCTGGAATAGAAGGTGGAAGCGATGAATACTGCTTTTGTAAGTGCGTAGGAATTACCGTAGACTACAACAGAGATGAGCCGAGAGAGATTGCATTAGTAAAAAGATTGCACTCAGACTTTACTACATATGATGCAAATTACTTCCTTCAGAAACAAAAAGTAAGATTCTTGACATGAAAATATTAGGAGAAGAAAAGTAATTGTAATATAAAACAACAGAACAATGGAAGGATTTACAGACAAACAAATGAAAGAGATAGAGAAATTCTCTCAGATAATAGATGTGTCTAACGCTATATACAAACATATTGAAATATTTGATGGGGAGACAGAGCAACTTGAAGGGGCGTTGTCATTAGCGGTAACACAGGCATTAAGAAAGGCTGACGTAGAAAATATACTCAGGATTCCTGTTATAACTAACGCAGTAGTAACCGTAGAGCTATTCTCAGAGCCATGAAATACCTTAGACTGATAGCAAACATATTCGTGATGGCGATGTGCCTGGCGATAATAATAATAAGATATTCAAGATGAGAAGAGCAACATTTCACCTTACCAAGAAAGGTAGACGGGAGTACGGGATAGCCGAGTTCCTTAGTAAGGAACAATTCCTATCATGGAGTAGCATGATGAAGAGAAGAGGCTACGGTATAGACTTAAAGTGGGCTGATGGATATAGTGGGGTCGATGGGGAGTACTATGCTGAAAATGGCGTTAAATTAAAATGTTCAAAATGCGGATGGGTAGGGATTGAAACACGACAGTACGTGTATCATCACGGGTGTCCAGAGTGCTACAATCCAGACACAGAAACAGAAGAACCACTAACACTAGAAAAATAAAAGATGAAAAATAAATACATAATATACAGACTAGGTGATGAAGGAAAGTACAATCAGGTTGATTGGGTGATTCATACAGAAGGTGATGACGATGGATTCGAGATAGAGTTGAGGTTGACGATAGAGGGGGTGGCTTTCGATAAAGACATAGAAAGAATGGACAACGAAGACTTCTTCTTCTTTGACGAAATAGATGTGGAGCATATCAAGAAATCTATATACACGGTAATTGAGACTGAGTACGGGGTTACTGGAGACTACGACTACTGGTATATAGTAAGGGAAAAAGCGACTGCAAGTGATATACTAAAGCACTTACAAACAGAAAGGGAAATAAATAGAGACAGACAGAATGGGATACATGATGACTTGCTGAGATGGAAAGATACGTAGCATACTATAGGGTTTCCACCAAGAAACAAGGGGAGTCAGGTCTTGGTCTTGAGGCTCAGGTTAGGATGGTTCAAGGATACGCTAGGAACGGGTCTATCGTTGAAGAGTTTACAGAGAAGGAGACAGGAACATCGAAACGTGAACGACCTATACTAGCGGAGGCTATCGAAATGTGTAAGGAAACGGGGGCGAAGCTACTGATAGCTAAACTCGACAGACTTGCCCGTGACGTACACTTTATATCAAGCCTTAGTAGGACTGGAGTTGACTTTATTTGTTGCGACAATCCTAACGCTAACAAGCTGACTATCAACCTGTTAGCATCTGTAGCCGAAAGCGAGGCTGAAGCTATATCCGCAAGGACTAAGGCTGGTCTTGGTTCGATAAAGGAAAGGATAAGGAAGGAGGGTAGCTACGTATCGAGGTCTGGTCGTAACATAACTTCACTCGGAACACCTGAGAACCTGACAGACGAGGGTAGGAGAAAGTCTGGAGAAGTAATAAGACAGAGATTCAAGAACAATCGCAATACTAGGATGGCACGACCATACGCAAGTGAACTGAAGGATAAGGGTCTGGAACTGATAGAGATAGCAGACAAACTTAATAGCAACGGATTCATTACGGCTACGGGTAGGCAGTTCAATAAGTTCAGCGTATATAGACTGATGAAATAATAGGAACATTTATAATAACAATAATTACATGGTAACAGGAAAAGACTTGATAGTGATAAAAAAAAGTAGAACAACTAAAACAACTAATGAAATGAAAGAAAGTATTAAACTAACAGTACGTGTAGCGGCAGAACACCCTGACGCTGAAACATTCAAATGCTTGGGCAATAAGATTGTCTTAGAGCTAGATGATTACGATTACGCATACGAGTTTACGATGACAATGCTTAACTTGCGAGCCGATAATAGGTTTGAACACGGAGACTTAATGTTTTTTAACGAAGGAATACTAATAGAGATAGACAAACAAAACGATAGACATGGAAAACTTAATAGCTAGAGATAACTCGCTTTTGCTTTGCGTGAAATACAACAAGGAATATAGAGATAGTCACATACAAGAATACATCAAATCATTCAACGAGATAATCAAGGATGAAATCGAAATAGCCAAAGAAAGAATTTGCAGAAACATTAACCCCCTAAGTGATGTACAGCCTAAGATTGACCTAATCTACAAAGTAGTGTGTGATGAGTGGTTAGTTGATGCTCGTGTTTTGATGGATAAAACAAGAAGGGCTTATTATTCAATACCTAGACACTTAGTTCGGTGGTTGATGTTTAAAGGGTATGGAGGAATTAATTTGACACTAGAAAATATTGGTTTGATTACCGTTAAGGTTAGCGAGTCACCAAATCACGCTACTATTCTACATTCAATTGAGGTGGTTGATAATATGATTGAAACTGATTACGGGTTTAAAGCAAAGGTTGATAGATGTATTGAGTTGATTGAATCAAATTAAACAAAACGAGATGAGCAAGGAGAAACTAACGGCAAGAGAATATCTTGCAGCGAACGTGGAGCAGTCAAACATTCCATCAGAACACTATGAGTGGGAGATTGCGGAAATGATGCAAGACTATTCAGACTACATCAAACAGTCAGAGCCAAAGGATAACGATGTTGAGGGGGTGGCTTTGGAGTTGTATCCTGTAAATGTGGTGCATAGGGGAATGATGCACTTCGATGGGAACGAAGAAGAAAGAAAAGCATTCATCAAAGGCTACAACCACAACACAGCAGAACTCGAACGGCTGAGGAAATTGAATGCGGAGTTGGTTGATGCTTTGGAATACATCGTTAATAGCAATGTTAAATTAAACGGAATATTGCAAGGTGAACAAGTGCTAGACAACGCTAAAACAAAATAGAAATGGGAACACTACCAGAAGGAGATACCACTGGAGAACGTCAAATAGATTGGTCTACTGGACTATGGGCAAACTAACAGCTAAAACAAAGGAAGGATGAAACTAATAAAGCAAGAAACGAGAGATTTAGGTAATGATATGATTGATAATTGTCAAGAATGGCATCAATCACATCACACATTTTCAAATGGAAACATTCAAATATGGACTTCAAATATTCCAATGTTTGACATAGACACATACCCAAACACCAATTCATTCAATGTCTTTGAAAGATTGTATTTGCACCGATGTATTAAGAAGTCAATAATTAAAAAAGGCATTCAGAAATGAAAACAGCCCTAACCATTTACGTGTCATTCTGCCTAATATGTCCTATCTTCAATGAAGAACCGATTAAGGCAGTTGAGGATGAGTGAGGCAGTTAAAGCTTTAGAAATAGCGTATATATACGCTCAACGTGTTGACAGGCTTCTAAGTGGTGATGACGGTGATGAGAGTTTCTTGC